GATTTGACTCTGTAGTTCCCTGGTATGGCTATGTCCACCACCACGCTGTTCTCGCAAATACGGCGGGGACCAAGGGGACAATACTTCGGTATGTCCTCATAGGGACATCCGGTCCAATGAACGAAGAGCAGACTAGGTCATGGCGCAGCGTATCCGCCTCAGCCTTGGCCCGACAGGTCTTCAGGGAGCATGGTCTACGTACCATCACCTCGGTTCATCCGAGGGTGCTCCCTTACTGGGCACAGCCTGGGATCAGTGACTTCTCCCTGTTGCAGGGGCTCTCTCAGGAGACAGGCTACCGACTCTTCATTGATGGCCCAACGGGAGCATTCTTCAACCCGCGCACCCTGCTGAGCAGCCCACTGGCACATGAGACCCCCACCTACCGGCAGGACCGTGGGCGCAACTCCATCTCGACACTCCTAAACTTCGAAGTGCTCACCGGGAGGATGGTCCCCCGTGATACCGGCCAGACTAAGCAGGCCGTGGTATTCGGAGTCGATAAGCGGTCCGCGAGGACGCTGCATGCGACCGGAAGTCCAGCCGAAGGGATGCTGCATCAGGTGAGCAGCACAAAGGCGGTGGACGACTTCTCGGTAGCCCAGTCTCTGGCTGACGCGAGGATGCTGGCGACACAGGGGTGGCTCACGGCACGGGCAGATATCAACGGTAACGCAGCACTAAACCCTGGTGACCTAGTTGAGGTTATGGGTTCCGCTATTGCAACGGATAACGTAGGGCTATGGCTTATTAGGGGAGTCACTCATCTATTTGATATCTATGCCCAGCGGACTAAGGACATGTTCACGACAGCGATGGACCTGGAACGCGATCAGGTTTACTCAGCAACCTTCGACAGGACGGCTTCACTTACTAATACGAGTGACGCTACCTACATGACCATGCAGGGTCCGCAGACCTGGGTAGCACAGTTATTGGAGGACATCCGTGTCTAGCCGGATACTTGGAGTGTACAAGGCAGTCGTCAAGCGGAATGATGACCCTCTGTCGAGGCAGCGGTTAATGCTGCGCGTACCTCAGGTTCTCGGCGAAGCAGATAGCGAGTGGGCTGAGCCCTCGGACCCAACCAGTAGCATCCCGAAACTCGGGGACATCGTCTGGGCGCAATTTTCAGGGGGGGATGTAACAAAGCCTGTCTACATTGCTAATGCACTGGGTCAACTGAAATCAAGTACCTTCGTGAGCGGCCCCCCAGGTTCCACACCAAACGAACCTGGGGATGTCTGGTGGCAACTAGATGATACGGGAAATGTAGTTGCCCAGTGGGAGGGCTTGGGTGGCACCCTCTGGGTGGAGCGCACGTTGTCCTATGCGGCCATCGCCTTCATCGAGGCTGCCACAATTACCGTAGGAACGCTTTCGGTATCTGGGAGCATCAACTCACCCCAAGTTGTCCCTACCGGAGCAATCTCTATGTTTGGAAGCGCAACCGCACCGGCCGGATATCTGTCCTGTGATGGCTCTTCGCAACTTCGGGCCTCCTATGCGGCACTGTACGCTGTCATCGGCGTCTCTTTTGGCTCTGTGGATGGTACCCACTTCAACTTGCCCAACTTTTCCAGCAAGTTCCCAATGGGCAGCACTCCTGGTGCTACTGGTGGTGCTGCAAGTCATACACACACTGGGGTTGACCACCTGCACAGCCAGACGGACCACCAGCATGTTGTTGCTGCCCACAGTCACGGATTGACAGCAGGGCACGCTCGGGCAGCCTTCTTTGGTAATGCACTACGAGCAAAACTTATTTCTGGCATTGCTAATTGGGTACCCGATTACGTTGGTACGCTGACAGTTACTTCAAATGCGACGTTATCAGGAACGGCTATCCCTCTTGGGGGCAATACTGACGTCAACAACGCATATTGGACAGACGGGCAGACCACTGCGGTCACCACTGGGGCGGCTGACAGGTCTCTGACAACCGGTGCGAGTAGCAGCCTCCCGCCGTACACAGGTGTCAACTTCATCATCAAGACATAGGAGTGCAACAATGGCCTCTGTATCCATCACTGTTCCTGACTCGCTGGTCCCTCGCCTCATTTCGGCTGCAAGGGCTTCGTTCCCGCAGTACGCGGCGTTGAGCGATGATGCTGCGTTCAAGGCCATCACGGCAGACTTCTGGAAGACGATCTTGGCGAACTACGAGAGGGGTGCTGCTGATGCTGTCGCGATTACCAAAGCCAACACTGATAGCGCAGGTATTCGTTGACCCATCTCTAACAAACCCGACCCCCTCTGAGAGAATGAGCATATGCCTACTGAACTGCTTCACCCCTTCGCGATCGGCCCGGGTGGGTCCATTGCGTCCATAACTGACCCGGATAAGCAGATCGGCCAGCACGTTCGCACCTTGGTCAGCACCCAGCCGGGGGAGCGAGTTGTGCTTTCGGATTACGGCGTGCCGACGATGGAGTTGCTATTCGCCCCCGATGACGAGTTAGTCGCAGAGAGTATTGCTACCCGGGCCAGGGAGGCGCTGGGCCGCTATGAGCCCGGAGTCGTCCTGCAAAGGGTGGTTCCTGTTGTCCATCCCGAGGGGTCCGGCATCGCAGAGGTTTCCGTGGACTACATCCGCAGGGAGAGCGCTTCGACGTCATCGTCACTGTCAAAGAACACCAACACTGCCATCGTCTCGGTCGGCGGTCATGTGAGTGAGGTTATACGCGGATGAGCGTTCCGGCGATTGACTACACATCCAAAGACTTCGCAGGGTTCAAGGCCTCCCTGCTTGACTACGCCAGCAGGGAGTTCCCTGAGTGGCAGAGCCGCTCCGAGGGAGACTTCGGTGTTGTTCTTGTGGAGTTGCTCGCCTACATGGGGGACATCCTGTCCTACTACGGTGACCGTCTGCAGGCCGAGGCTTACCTGTCCACTGCAACCCAGAGGCTGAGTATCCTGCAGATTGCAGAACTTCTCGGGTATGTTCCCTCCAGCGCTGTTCCCGCTGTTGGTACTGTGACCTTCAAGTCTGCTAACCCTGGTCCAGCGAGCGTCGTTATTCCTGCTGGAACAGCAGTTGTTACTGGCTATATCGAAAGCCTTGATGACTCTATCGTCTATGAGACAGACGCTGCCGCCTCCATCACGGTTGCCGGGGGCGAGGTGACCGTCCCGGTTACACAGGGCCAGACACGATCGATGAGGCTACTCGGGTCCTCGAACGGGCTTGCCTCACAGCAGTACCGCATTACGGAGCGACCAGTTATCGAGAACTCGGTACATCTCTTTATCTCTACGGGATACGACTCCCAAGGAACTGAAACGTCTGAAGAGTGGACCCAGATCCTTTACTTGGTTGATGGTGATTCCAACGATAAGGTATTCGCTACTTTCAATGACGAGGCTGGGGCAACATGGGTCTCTTTTGGGGATAACCTCAATGGACAGATACCCAACAATCAGTTAAACGTCTATGCCACCTATCGAATCGGTGGTGGTGTAGCAGGAAACATCAGTGCGAATCAGGTAATCAACATCGCTGATCCTTCGGTGTCTGGGGTTAGCATCTCCCTTGATAACGCTGGACAAAGCATGTCGAGTGCCATGATCTCTGGAACTGACCAGGAGAGTACCGACCAGATCCGATCGAATGCACCCCGAGCCTTCCGGACGCAGAACCGCGCAGTGACTCTGCAGGACTTCATTGATGCCACCATTTCCGTTCCGGGAGTCCTGCGTGCTAATGCGGTCGCTGGATCTTTCACCTCGGTAACAGTCTTCGTTGTTGGCCCCAATGGGGCTGCACCAAATGCTCTCTTGATATCGAACGTCCAGCGGGTGCTGGCAGGTAAGGCACTAGCAGGCTGCTCCGTCTCGGTCGCTAGCCCTGCCTTCATCAGTGTGAATGTTGGTGGTAACTCAACTAGCCTCGGAACGGTAACCGTAGACATCACTACGGGCGTGCTGACGGTGTCAGCAGCCCACGGGCTTCTCGTGGGAGATGCGGTGCAACTAGGCACAATGACTGATGGTGCCCCCCTCGTGGAGTCCACCACCTACTAT